ATTGTACCTTCGGCACGATCAAGAGGTAGCCATGCCGCTCAAGAAGTCGGCGTCCAAAGCCGCGTTCACGTCCAACATCCGCGAGATGGTCAAATCGGGGCGGCCCGTCAAGCAGGCGGTCGCCGCGGCGTACGCCACGCAACGGAGGGCGCGCAGAAAGAAGCAGTAGATGGCTGAATCAGACCGCGGCATCCATCCCGATCTGCTCGAAGAAACGCTCGAGGAGCGGGCCGACGAGACTGCGGCCGCGCCGCCAGAGGCGCAACCGGCCGCGGGGCGATCCCGACGTCGTGCTTCGGCACGTGCGAACGGAGCGACCCCTCCGCCTTCGGGCGGCTCCGATGACGGTGGGGTGCCGGCCGACCCCGGCGCCTCACCCGATTCGGGTGAGGCCGAAGTCGCCGACTGGCGGCAGTCCTGGTCGAGCGCGGCGACGCCCGAGGAGGCCTTCGCGCTGCTGGCCAAGAACCTGCCGTCGGAGGTCATCTCGAAAGACGAGACGCTCTCGGGCTTCATCGGCTCGCGGGCCGACCAGCGCGCGCGCGATCTGCTGCGCCAGCAGCAGCGCGACGAGGAGGAGCGGCGCAAGCGCGAGGCGGCGGCCAACAACGACCTGTACACGCTCGGCGAGCTCACCCAGCGCGAGTACCAGCAGCAGATCCAGCAGTCGTCGCAGGTCGAGCAGTTGCAGCCGCTTATGGACGTCATCACGCGCTTCCAGCAGACGCTGCCCGAGCCAATCCAGCGCGAGGTCGCCGGCAAAACGTTTGGCGAAGGCAGACCGTGGAACGAAGGTCTGCAAGAATACCTGTCCTACCTGGTCGATTCTGCCACCAAGCTCCGTCTCTCCGAGAGGGAGTCTGCTCTGAGAAAATCGATCTTGAGCGAAGTCAACGGCTCCGAGCCGGTCCCAGAGCGCGAGGGCGGAACCCCCTCTCGCGTCCGTGTTGTGACCGACGAGCAGGTCGCTGCCATGTCGCTCCGCGAGTACGACGCGCTGTTCGATGAGAACGGCCATCCGAGACCCGGGGTGCAGCATCGACCCACGAGAGGCATCCCCATTCAGCGCACATAAGGGGTTCAACCAGTGGCTACTGGCGCAACAGAGTTTGTAGACAAAACGATTGCTGATGGTGTCTTCAGCCCTAAGACCGCATAGGAAGTTGGGGCTGTTAAACCGAGCTCAAATGCTGGGAAACCCTAAAATGCTTGCACCTTATAAGGGAAAAGAGCAAGCAGTACGTGGGCAATCAGCAGGGCAATTTCGGGGACACTGACCTCGCCTGGCTCGCAGGATTCATCGATGGAGAGGGTTCATTTGGGTTTCAGCAAATTGCCAGCCCACGCATTCGTCCGGGTGAGCGGGACCGGTCGCACAAGCGACCGTATTTCAACCCGCGCATCACGGTGGGCAATACGGACTGGCCAACGCTCGAGTACGTGCAGGGCATTTGTCGCGCGTATGAGTTGCCGCATCACGTTAGCGAGCGCCACAACCGAGGGCTGCGACTCAATGGCATCGAAAAGCCACCGTTCTGGCAAATCCGGAGCGAAGGCGTAAGACGATGCCAGAAGTGGCTCTTCTTCTTGATGCCCTACCTGCGAACCAAGCGCGATCAGGCGCATGTGATGCTGGAGTTCTGCGAAAGCCGACTTGGAATGGAAGGGCATCAGAAGCCCTACACCGACCGCGAGTTGGCAATCCTCAGCGTCTTTCGCGCTCGACGGTCCGAAGCCCTCACAGACTACACGCTCGGACGGGCTCTCTAGGCCCGGATGGTATAGTCGGCCCCCCTTCGAAAGTTTGGGGGAGCTCCAGCGGACATCTGGAGCAAGCAGGTCCTGCGCGCGACGGAGTCCAACCTGGTCATCGCCGCGAGCGTCAACCGCGGCTTCGAAGACGACGCGTCCGTGGGCAAGACGGTCAAGGTCGCGTCGATCGGCAATCTCGCTGCTCGAGCGAAGGCCGAGAACACCGCGATCGTGTACGAGACCGTCGCCGAGACGGCGACCACAATCACCTTAAATATCTGGACCTACGCAGCCGTTAGCATCGAGGACATCGTGAAGGTCCAGTCGATCGTCGACGTGCAGAACGAATACCAGCGCAAGCTCGGCTACGCGGTTTCCAAGGACATCGACACCAAACTGGCGACCGACTTCGCCGGCTTCTCGCAGGCCGTTGGCACGCTCGGCACCGCGGTCTCCGACGCCAACGTGCTGGCGGCCATCAAACTCCTGGACGACGCCGACGTGCCGCAGGACGATCGGTTCTTCATCATGACGCCGGCTGAGAAGGTCGCCAAGCTGGCGCTGGATCGGTGGAGCAACGCGCTGTACATCGGCACGGGCAACACGCCGGTCAAGAGCGGCACGCTCGGCGACATGTACGGGCTGACGCTCAAGATGACGACCAACCTGGTCAAGCCAGCAGGCGGTCAGGCCAACAACGCCATTTTTCACCGGGATGCCCTTGCCCTGGTGGTGCAGCGCACGCCAAAAACGCACATCTTCTACGACATCGACGTCTTCGCCTGGAAGCTCGCGGTCGAGGTCATCTACGGCCACCAGGAGATGCGCGATAACTTCGGCATCCTGGTTCTCGGAGCAAGCTAAGCATGGCTGACGCCGTTACTGGCAACGCGTTCATCGACACCCTCCTGGAGCAAACGTCGGC